GAAGATCCACTAGTTCCATCAGTTCCACTAGTTCCTGAAGATCCTGATGTTCCTGATGTTCCTGAAGATCCACTAGTTCCTGAAGATCCACTAGTTCCTGAAGATCCACTAGTTCCGCTTGTTCCTGAAGATCCACTAGTTCCTGAAGATCCACTAGTTCCATCGGTTCCGCTAGTTCCTGAAGATCCACTAGTTCCGTCGGTTCCACTAGTTCCATCGGTTCCGCTAGTTCCTGAAGATCCACTAGTTCCGTCGGTTCCACTAGTTCCTGAAGATCCACTAGTTCCTGAAGATCCTGATGTTCCTGAAGATCCTGATGTTCCTGAGGATCCGCTAGTTCCGTCATTTCCGCTAGTTCCAGAAGATCCTGATGTTCCTGAAGATCCTGAAGATCCGCTTGTTCCGTCAGTTCCACTTGTTCCTGAAGATCCACTGGTTCCATCAGTTCCGCTTGTTCCTGAAGATCCACTAGTTCCATCAGTTCCTGATGTTCCACTTGTTCCCGAAGATCCACTAGTTCCGCTAATCCCCGAAGAACCAGAAGTACCGCTAGTACCACTAGTACCAGAGCTTCCGCTTATACCAGAAGTAGAGCTTCCCCCTCCTTGTGCTGGATATAAGTAGGATGCTGTATTATTATTTATTTTAATGTAAACCGGTATAGGATTTACTGTAGGTTTAACATTTGTGACAAAAGAGGGACTTGCTGAGCTATCGAAATATAGGACCTCTCCAATACTTCCAGGTAAAGAGAAAGGTGTAGTTACTATTCTACCAAAGGGTCTTACATTAATATTTCCGTCTTCTGGTTCATTTATAGAAGTTACAACACCAAATGCTTTTTCTACTTCAGCTATTGATGTCGTGTCTACTATATCAAATACGCCATAAGTGTCCAAATAAACGACTTGTCCTACACTAAATGCGGTATATGTTGGGTTAGGAGAAAAAACGTTCGTATAGCTAGCTTTAACTATGTTACGGTATTGGAATCTAGCTAAAGCATCATCGATCCAGTAGCCATTCTCGTCCAGATTCGGTGCTAAAGCAGTAGCTATTAATGCAGTTACTGGCGCTCCATCTTCAGATACTTCGAAGGTTATTCCGTTGATCCCCTCGGTTGGATAATTGTTACCTGATACTGTATAGTCACTTACTAAATTATAGAGCTCTATGTCTCTTAGAGTCACATCAACCTCCAGATTATTAATAACTGTAATATTAGTTATTAAGAAGGCATTTCCATTTGGCTGTAACAGCCACATACCATCCGCAAGATCGTTAGCATCGAAGGTAAAATTCGGTTCCTGCGATGTTGGAGTAGCTATTAAATTAAGTGTACAATTAAAGCTAGATGGGAATCCGTTCCAAACACTAGAGGGGTTATTATAATAGCTATTAACAGTAACCGATCCGGGCTGAACGCTGGCGATCATAGTTACTGGTAATCCTGATATCTGTGGCATCTAATTTTGTTCTTTTTTTATTAGTATTTATCCCTTAAAAATTTCCTTATCTCTAATATTATATGAAAATATTATTGGTTGGGAAATTCCAAGTTATATAGGCGTAAGTACCACTTCCACCAAGGTTGGTTAGATTAACTCCATATATTATAAATGAGTTATTATCCTGTAAAACGTAATTACCGGCTCTAGCACCTGTTATTGTTCTAGATATGTATTTACCAACAGCTTCTGCGTGTGTTTGTAGATCTAGAGCAGGAACGCCCTCTGGATGGGTTATCGTTATTTGGGTTCCGCTATTTCTTGTAAATAGCCATCCTCCAACTCCAGATGCTATAGTATTACCAGAGGCATCGTTAGCTGCTGGAAAAGGAGTTACAGAATCAACGTTACCTGAACCATCAAATTGTACTTTGAGTACGTATTTTGCGATAGGTCCTGCAGGTCCAGTAGCACCTGTTGGTCCAGTAGCACCAGATCCGGTAGGTCCAGTTCCTCCAGTAGGTCCGGTTCCTCCAGTAGGTCCAGTAGTTCCAGTAGGCCCGGTAGCTCCCGTTCCCCCAGTAGCACCTGTTGGACCGGTTTCTCCAGTAGCTCCAGTAGCTCCTGATCCAGTAGCTCCTGTTGGACCGGTAGCTCCTTGATAAGTTATTTGGTGTGCTGTAAGTATCACTGAAGGAATCGCAGGCCTAGTTGGACCAGTATTTGTTCCAGTAGCTTGTATTCTCATATCAGTGTCAGCAGAACTCCAAGCAACCTCAACATAATCTCCGGCATCTAGCTGTGCCATATAATTCCAAGCTGCTACTAATTTTCCATCATTTTCGTATATTGTGGCGGTTGAATTAGATTGTGCTATATTTGATCCATTCTTCTTGAACCAGATATCAAATGAATCTACCCCCGCATCGGTTTTGTCAAATTGAGCAGAAAATTGTATGTTATAAACTCCATCAGCAGAGAAAGTTATTTCTGAGCTATTCTGTACTGTTATTCCGTAGTTATTGGTATCGGAGGAGTTGAACGTCATTAAATTTTCAGCGGTAGCTCCTGCGTTTGTTTGTGTTGTTGTGTCCCAGAAAGAACCCCAATGAGCAATTGTTCCTCCTGCTCCTGTTGCTCCAGTTACACCTGATGTACCTACAAGAGATATAATATTAAATCCTGTATCACTGTTTGTAACGTCTACGGAACCGGCACCTCCTGCTTGGTAAGAAGTTTTAACCCAATACTTATCGCCAGCAACCGCGTCTATTATACCAGTTACTGTTACTAAATCATACGGTACATTACTACTACCAGTAACATCCTCGAGTGTTGTGAATCCTCTAAAGTTAGTAACCTCCACTGGGGAAGTAACACTTTTCCATAAACTTGTAGAAATAAAACTATCACCTCCTGTAGCGGTGTGTTCCAATCCAACTTTATAAGTTACAAAATACTGGCCGTCTGCTAATGTTTCAATGTAAGTACCAGTAACTCCTGAGCTTGTAAAATCACCAGTATCAAAAACGTTTGTGTCTATAAGGTTGGTTGTGTCAAATCTAACCGGGATAATAGCACCGGAGCTCATAGTTTGTGTTGTACTAAACTTACTTAAATCCGCATATCCTAAAGGTGATGGTGCGCCAGCAGGACCAGTAGCACCAGTTTCCCCAGTTGGCCCAGCAGGTCCTGTAGGTCCGGTATCACCAGTAGTACCAGTAGGTCCAGTATCTCCTGTAGTACCAGTAGCACCTGTTTCTCCAGTAGCACCTTTTATATTATATTGGTATGACCATACTCCTCCAGATTTCTCATAAACATCGCCAGTGTCTCCATCTAAATATAAATCTCCGTCTATTCCTAAAGAAATACTAGGAACACCTGATCCAACGTGCCAGTTTGACCCTGTTGCCCCCGTTGGACCAGTAGCACCGGTTCCTCCAGTTGGTCCAGTAGCTCCTGTTGCCCCATTTGATCCAGCAGATCCAGCAGGTCCTGTAGATCCTGTAGGTCCTGTAGATCCTGTAACACCTTGAGCTCCCGCAGATCCTTTAGCACCGTTAGGTCCAGTAGCACCTGTGGGTCCAGTAACTCCTGTAGGTCCTGCAACAGTAGAAGCAGCTCCAGTAGCTCCTGTAGGTCCAGCAGGTCCGATAGGTCCGGCAGGACCAGTCTCTCCAGTTGGTCCAGTAGAACCGAATCCAGTAGGTCCAGTAGGTCCAGCAGGTCCTCCAGCAGGTCCCGTAGGTCCAGTTATACCGGTTGATCCCTGCGATCCTATAATAGAAGTCCATGCTCCAGTACCATTAACTCCGCCGCTCATAGTACCAGCGGTAGCACTAACAGGTACAGATCCAGAAATAGTTACCGTATCCCCGTTTGCCGTTGCTCCTAATCCAGGAAGTGCTTTTACAGTTACTGTATTTAATGAGTAATCAGCTAAACAAGGTCCAGATGGATTTGATAGTATATTATCAACTAATGATTGTGCAGTTACTGTGTTGTTGTTAAGCCAAGATGCTTGACCAGCTGTAACACCATTATATAAAACTGCTATTGTTTGTCCGCTAGATCCTGTTGATCCTATATCAAAAGAGAAAGAGGCTTGTACTTCACCAAAGCTAAGATAGGCTTCGTAGTCACTTCCTATAAATCTTATTTGTCCAGGTACACCTGGAAGTAATGATTCGTCCGTGTATGTTCTATCGAGAATTAGTCTTAATCTTCCTCCTGTATTAGACGATCCTATTATAGCATTTCCTCCTATAATAGCGTCATTTAGTGTGATGATCGAGTTGGTGGATATTTCACCGTTACTACCTTTTAGCTGTATATTGGCTGATCCAGTAACAGGAAGTCTTAATGTATCAGCAGTAATTGTACCAGTGATAATTCTTCCCTTAGGAAAGTTTAATGATTTATCCTGTATAGAAATACCGAATGCACTGTTAATAAGAAGTATAGCTTCTTGTAACTGAGCAAAATTAGCATTAGTAATTGTATTATTAACTCCTATCGTGTTAGAAGCCAACAGCTGTCTTATTGTAATCTGATTAAGTTCCTTCATCCCGGAATATTATGTTTACAATATATATCCGGAACTTAAATATCAATCTAACTAATCAGTGTTTCGATCTCTTTGTAAAAGGTATTGAATTTGGAGGGATAAAATTCTTGGAGTTCCCGTATTTCTCTATTGGATATCTGATACTTTTCTTTGATAAAGGATATAACCTCTTCTTTATATTCTTTTTTCTCCTTTATCTTATCACCTTTGAGTGTTTTTGTAAATATCCATGATGGAGTTTTTTTATGTTGGTGTGTAACTAATATCTTCCAAAAATTAACCACATTCTCTGGATTTATTTTTATGTGGTTAAAAGAATTAGCTTGAAGCGGATAAGCTATAGAACATATCCTATTAATCATAAAAAGATTTCTAGCCTTATCCCTCTCAGATACTTTATTCCAGTCTTTAGTGTGAAAGGATTTTATTATATCAAACGGATTATTCATCAATTAAAAAGTTCAAATGGATCAAATCCTTTAGGAGGAGTAGTATCTTTAGCCCAAGGTGATCTTTCTATTATTTCTTTCTTTTCTATTGTTAGAGGTACTCTTTCTTTTAACGAGACTTCGTCTATATGGTTTCTTAATCCCTCAACCATATTTCTAGGAAGAGTTCTTGAATTTAGCCAAACCAATCTAGCATTTTCTTCATAGAATTTTTTAAATCTCTCCCTGTTTTCGTTGTTATCTGTTTGTGACACTAGTCTTAGTGAAAGTCCAGCGATCCATCCTAAGAAATCATCGTTATCCCAAAGATATTCCATATCGAAAGATTTCCATTCGGATTCTAGATATAGCTCCCATATTTTATTCGCCTTTCCCTCCGCTATATTAGAATTTTTACCATTCTTGGTTTGGTATGGAAAAACGCCAGGAACATCATCCTTTTTGTCACCCATTAGGATTTTTTTGAAAATATATTCCTTAGTATCAATTCTCTCTAAAGAGCAAGCGGAAAGTAGTTTTTCCATCTTTGATGAATTAGATCCGGAAATAGGATTAACATCAAATATAGTAGTTTCAGTCTCGGTCTCTTCTCTCCAATTTTCAGAAACTATTAGCTTATTATTTTTCGAATTGCTATTCCATATACCAACCCACGATTGATCATCATATCTAACAAGCTGGTGCATATCCTTATCGCCACTTATTACAATAACAGATTCGCCTTTGTTCGATAAATGCTCACACCATGCCCATATAAGGTCATCACCTTCCGCTCCTTGATACGAGCTATAAATAAATCCATTCTCTTCAAGATATTCAGAGAATTCATCCATTAATTTAAAAAACGATCCCCAGTCTACACCTTCCCCTTTAATTCTACTCTCCTTGTAAACACTTCGTGTTATTTTATAGTCTTTTCTCCACGATCTTGAATCTTTACAAAATATAACCTGTTTAATATCAGGTATCTGCTTTAAGGAATAACAGAGATCCGTTATTACTTTTCTTATAAACATATTTCTTTCCGCCTCCGATGATAAAACATCTCCCGGGCTTTTTGAGCCAAACCCGGAGAATATTCCGAACGTCTTATGGAAGATATAGTTTCCGTCTATACAAACTGTTGTCATTAAAAATCTTCGTTAGTTATCATTATATCATAGTCAAAAAAACCAGAAAAATCCCTACGATCCGCAATTAATCTTCTACCAACACTATCCGCATCGTTTCTCTCCTCTAATCTTTTTATTCTAGTTGATTCATCTGGGTTAAGGTATATAACGAAAGAATTTTTTCTCAAATGCTCTGGTAAGCTTCTTAAACCAGCGGGACTAAGTATAAAAAGATCTTTTTCTCTAAATTCTTCTTTTGATATCCCGTACTTCCATTCGTTAAATTCCTGGAGTTCTAGAAAAAGATCAGAATTAGCTTCAAAAAAATCTGGATCTCTAAAATAATAATCCGTGCCCTCTATTTCTCCAACTCTCGGCGGTCTGCTAGTAAATGATACACCATAGGAAAGACCTCTTGATACCATTTTTTTTCTTAAAAAATCTTTCCCTGACCCTCCAGGTCCTACTATTATTATTTTACTCATTATTTTATTTTTTGTATAGTATACTACTCATTATTATCCATTTCCTCTAATAATGCCTAGTATACTGATCATTTATTAACTATCTGCTGTAAAGAAAATATACAAGCTAATAAACTAACAACCGGATCTATAACTAGATTTCTTTCAGCTTGGTATTTAGCAACAGTAATTATAATAGGAGGGATTAATCCCAATCTAGCTGGGTGTTTTTCTGAAATCCAGTTTATAAATTCGGAGTCTAGTGATGAGAGTACCTCATCAACTCTGGATGAATATTGTCCAACGATTAGTTTGTAATTTTCAACAGGATCTTTGGAAGTAAATATAAGATTAAAGATCTCCTCGTTATTCCAAACTATCTCGTTTATTTTTTTCTCTGTTAGATCAGTTACACCATCAACATTCCATCTCTGTATGGTATTTAATACAGATCTCATGTCTGGGAAGTATTTTTTAGTAAAACTTTCCAAAACCTGACTATCGTAATTTATACCCATAAGATCTAGGATCTTTCCTACCCTTTCATTCCATTGTGATTTTATCTCTAACTCCTCTGCTTTATCTACTGGGTCAAAGTCATATACTTGGAATCTTGATCTAATTGCATCTGGAATCTTATTTAAATAATTACACGTAGCTATAAATCTAGTTGTCTTTGCGTATTTCTCTATTGTTCCTCTTAATGCTTTATAGAATTGATCCGAAGCTCCATCAAACTCATCGAGAACCACTATTTTTATTTTGTTCTCTCCGTCTAAAATAGAAACCGTTGAGCAGAAATCGTGTATTTTAGTTCTTATAGTTTCAACAGAACTTTCGTCAGACACGTTTATAAAAATATGGGGATGATCCTTGATTAGGATTTTTGCCATACTAGTTTTACCAGATCCTGGAGATCCCGATAATAAAACGTTCTGCTGAAGACCCTCATTAAAAGATGCTTTGATCCTTTGTGGAAGGATCATATGTTTTAATTCTCTAGGTCTTAATTTTTCTGTTAGTAATTCCTTTATCATTTATTTTGCTTATAATTTTTTATTATTTTATCGATCTCCAAGTCAACAAATTCTTTTGCTTTTGCTTTATATTCTTCCCTTATTATTTTTTTCTGCTCCTCTGTTGCAGATTTAAGATTTAAAGCTTTAAGATGTTCCCATTTAACATATGATGATATTCTATATGTGTGATACATTCTGAGCTCCGCTCTCTTAAGATCTATCAGAAAATTAAATATTTTTTCTTCGTCGGGATCTTTAATAACCATGATGTTCCTGGATATTTTTTTTAATCCAATTTTCGATTTAACATCATCTATAAAGGATCCGAATCTTCCGTAAAACTTATCTCTCCTTTCTTTCGATTTTTTTCTACACTCCTCTAAATGTTTTTTTCGATATTCTTCTAGTGCTTCTTGATTATTTTTGTTCCATATATTTAATGTATAGATCACCCTCTCGGGGTTTTCTCCCTTCCATTTTTTGCTCTGTTTTCTTGCACAAGTGACACACTTGTATCTCTTTCCGTTACGGTACGTATAGAAATCGGTAAATCCGTGTTCCTTGCATTCCCACTTTACAAACTTTGTATTTTCTCTCTCCATAAATTCTAATTAATTACAAAATTGACTCATATCATCTGCTGTATCTTTATCGTTTCTTATCTCTATAAATCTTGGTAAAAACAACGACCAATTATCATTTTTGTCGTTTATAATAACATTGTATTGGATAGCACAAACTTTTCCTATCTGAGAATCTAGATTTTGGCTAAGTTCTTTAAGATCGTTATCAGTAAACCCCGCTCCAACCTTTACTTTTACTTTACCGCTTGAATCCTCGCAATAAAAGCCCCCAATTAACCCTTCTCTTTTTCCTTCTCCTGGATACCACCCAGTTATAATTAGATCGCAATCGTTTACTTCTTTTAGTTTTATCCAATTTTTGGATCTTTTACATTCGTAAACGTGATCCGGGTTTTTAAGAATAACACCCTCGCCACCTCTAGCAACTATCTTATTATAATAAGCGTAGATGTCTTCTTTTTCTGAAGTTAAGAAAGAATCTGCTAGAGTGAGAGAAGATGTGTTATACGTCATAAAAACACCCTCTAAGGTACTTCTTCTAACATCAAAAGGGATTACCCCTTTACCATTCTTTAGAGTTTCCCCATCTTCAAGATCAAATACATTATAAATAAGATCATCACCTATGGAATTCATAGGTTTTCCCTTTAACATCTGCGTTACTTTACCAGATACACTTTTTCGATTTAGATCTGTCAACTCGCCATCGAAGAACCAATCACCTTTAAGCCCGGAGTTTTTAATTAGTATTATACACTCTTCCGCTATTTTCTCTAAGTAATGATTAGGAATTTCGTTGAATGCTCTGGTATAAAATCTAACCTCCTCACCCGACGTGTATGCAATAACTCTAACGCCATCGTACTTTTCTTCACAGACTATTGTTTCCCATTTTTTAATCTCATCCTCGTCGTCCTGAGCTAACATAAGACTAGGGTCTGGAATAACCTCTTTGTTAAAAGCTTTGTTTATTAGCTTAGCTCCGATGCCTATATTTAGTCTCTTTGTTAACACCTTGCCAAGCATCTTTCTTTCTTCGAAAGATATAGCGTAGCAATTAACTATTTCAAAAGCTTCCTCTCTAAGCTTATCATTTGCTGCTGGTGCATCAAACAATCTTTTTGTTAGATCCTGGAATCTTTCAAAAAGATCAGTATCTAATTCATAGGGAGATTCTTCTAATACTGGTAGTTTGTGAAGCTTGGTTGTCAGAAAGGGATCTAGTGCTACTTTAAGAAGATATTCTAATTCTCTGGAATAATTATCTTTTATTAAATCTTGTTTGATCTTTTGAGATCCGTTTCCTGTAGCATTTTCTATCTGTAGGAGAATTCCCAGCTCTTTTTTCATGAAAAATATTTTTAGCTAATATAGAAATCCGTTTTAAATAACAAAAAGGATTTAATTGTTATATCGTCTAAAAATAATAAGTTTTCGAAATTTCTTCCTAAACTGCCGCTCCTGTTGCTCCTTCGCCTTCAGCTCCTGTTGCTGCTCCAGCTTCAGCTCCTCCGGCCTCTGCTCCTGTTGCTCCTGTTGCTCCTGTTGCTCCGGATTTACCTTCCTCCTCGGCTTTTCTAATATAGGATTTGTTAAGCTGAATATCTTCATAATTTAAATCCAGCCATCTTTCTATCATAAAGTCCTGATCGAAATATTGAACCTCTTCCTCCTTTACAGTTTCTTTTATTTCTCCCATTGCTGTTATGAAATCTATTTTCTTTATTAACTGTTCGATCTCTCTAGATTCACCGAACATATTATCACTTTCGAATTTAACTCCTATTTGGCTTCTAAATTCAGCGTCATTTTTAAGTTCGGGAAATTCTAGACACATCTGAATCCATAGTGGCTTAACTATTATTTCCTGGAATATAGATCTAAGTCGTGTTATAAACTTAGCAAATCTAACTTCGTCTCTTTCTGCTCCATCAGCAGCAGTTTTAAAAACGTTATTAGATCCAACACCAAATCGAGATGAGAATCTATTGTAAGGTATCTTTGAATCCTGTCTTAGTTTATTATAGAAATAAACAACAGAATCCATTATATTAAGGTTAGGACCTTGAGCATTTAATGTTTCTATCTTTACTGATTCTCCTCCTTGTTGAGGAAAAAGATAATTCTTATAAAATTGTATATCGGGTCTACCGTTTATAGAAAGCTCACCTGATGTGGTATCTAATTTTATATCCTCCTTATATACTGACATTAGCTCTCCTAAAGTCTCTTTGGCTTTTTGTGGAGCTTTACTTCCGATAGGAACTGTCATTTTTATTCTATATTGGGCATTCATGACATTCCATATTATTCTCGAATGCTCCATTATCTTTAATAAGTTGTATGATCTTATTAATCTTTCTGTATAAGAAACCCTTGAAACAACATTAGCTTTAGCGTAAGAGATATAAATAACCTGTGCATCTAAAAGTTTTCTTTGTCTGGTTGTTTCTCCGTAATATTGCCACCATATAGTTTCTCTTGTACCGTCTGGCTTTCTCTCTACTGCGGGAGTTAAACTTACCGCATCAAGTTCTTTGAATCCAACGATCTCTTTACCGTCGTTCGAGTATATTATCTCGAAAGCTAAAAATCCTTCGACAATTAATTGTCTAAAATATTGCCAAGCAGTAAGACCGTTTGCAAAGTTGTGTAGAACATATAATTTTCTAAAATTGGATCTCATTGACTTTACAACATCGTCCTTTAGATCCATGCTCATTAGAGCTGGATGACAAAAGAAATTCTTCTCGTCATAAACTACTGCCTCGTCGCATATAGTATCTAAAATATACTCTATCTCGGAGTTTAAAGCAAATGTTCTAAGAAAATCTCTTTTAAACGGGTAATCCTTATCAAAATAAGCTATGTACTTTCTATTGGAAGTATCCTGAGCGGCTATGCTATAGATAAAATCTTCATCAGATTCAGTAAATCCGAATCTTTCTCTCATGTTAGCTTCTGAAACACCTATAGCCATGGAATCTTCTATGACCATATCTTTGTATTCCATACCAAATGACCCTAGACCACTAATGGTCTTTAATATCCTGGAGATATTTGGGTTAATTTTTCCTAAGTTATCTAAAAATCCTGCCATTATCTATTAAATTTCTCCCATGTCTCCACCAGCTGCTCCGCCTTCTTCCCCTGTAGCTCCTGCTTCTCCTGTAGCTCCAGCAGCCTCTTCTGCTTTCTTCTTCTCTTCTGCAGCTTTTTCTTTTGCTTTCTTATTAGCTACTAGATCCTGTCCTTTCATGCCTAGGAATCTATCAACTAAGAAATCCATACTGAAGTATTTTTTGCCTGCCGAATTCATAAGAGCAGATATTTTAATCACCTGATCCTTTCTCGCAGTCATTACCTCCATCTCTTTAGCCTCTCTAAATATATTTTCCTTAACATAATCGAGACCAAATTCAGATTTAATAATATAATCTTTTTTAAGGTGTGGAAAATCTAAACAGAACTGAACCCAAAGAGGCTTCATTAATATCTCCTGGTATATTGATCTTAATCTGTTTATAAATTTAGCAAATCTTATTTCCTCTTGGTCTAGACCCTCCGCAGTAAATGTAATTGTACCCTCAGATCCGGATTCTTCTCTTCCGAATCTGGTAGCAGGTATCTTAGAGTCCATTCTAAGTTTATTAGCAAAATACTTAAGTACTGTTGTGTCGGAGAATGCTGTAGCATCACCACCACCAGGTAAAGGTTGTATATCTGGTGTACCATTAGGGGATGATGGCATTAGATAGTTTTTAAAGAATTGTATCTTAGGTCTTCCGTCTACACTTAATTCTCCACTATCTGTATCTAATCTTATATCTTCTTTGTATATTGACATAAGTTCACCCAGCGTTTGTTTTGCTTTTTGCGGGGATCTAGTACCTATTGGAACTGTCATTGCCATCCTGTATGAGGAGTTCATAACGTTCCATATAATACGAGTGTGCTCCATAATCCTAAGAAGGTTAAATGATCTTATCATTCTTTCGCAATAGCTAACTCTAGCTGCAGTACCGCCTCCTTTAGCGTAACTTATATAGATAATCTGAGAATCGTAAAGCTTTCTAGTAAGTGCAGGATTATCCGGATACTGTATCCAGATATCTGCAAATGACCCATCTGGTTGTGCTTCTACCGTTGGAATTAAAGACCAAGGATCTAATTCCTTAAATCCTACTATATTTTTACCCTTCTTATCAAATACAATTTCAAAAGCTATATTACCATCAACTAGGAATTTTCTGAATAAATGCCATGCTGATATATCCTGATTAAATCCGAACAGGTTATAGACCTCTTTGTATCTTTTCTGTACTTTCTCATATGCCGCCTCATCTACATCATCGTGTTGCATGAATGAGAAATAAGCCCAGAAATTCTTTTCGTCGTAAACTATTGTTTCGTCACATATAGTATCTAAGATAAACTCTATTTCGGGATTTTGTGCAAATCCTTGAAGATAATGTCTTTTGTTTTTATAGTCCTTATCAAAATAAGCTATGTATTGCTTGGTTGTTGTATCTGCTCTCCTTAATCCAAATAAGAAAGCTTCGTCTTTTATGCCTCCTTTTTGTAGAAATTGTGCTTCAGTAATACCAACTGCCTGGGAGTTTTTCACGACAAGATCTTCGTATGCCATTCCAAAACTGCCCACTTTCTTTATGTTCTCTATAATAGAGCTAAAAAAAGATTTTTTTTCGTCGGTCAATCCAGCCATTAGACTTGTGAATTTTTATTATATATCTCAATAAGCTGGGTCCCTTCAATTGACCTAGTATCAAGATATACTATTCTAGTCCAATCTTCAAAAGGAATTTCCACAACGCCCCTAACTTTTTTTAAATCCCAAGATCTATATGAGTGCTTATATGGGATTCCTTTTAATATGGACTCCATTATTTGATAATCAGTTTTTAAAGGAGATTGATCTCTTCCCTCCCCATTTTCATCTTTTCTTATATTTCTTTCAATCTGATCTTGGAAAACGCTTTGTACTCTTTCAAAAAAATACATTCTGAAAATAGGTGGTATTAGTATTAGATCTAATCCGCTAAATATATTTTTTCTCTCATAGTTGTCGTATCCTGTAAAAAACACGACAGGTCTTTTATTTATAAATTTCTTACCTCCTTCTAGTTTATCGTTGTATTCAAACGAATAAACTTTCCCTGATAAAAAATCTAGAGGATTGAATTGGGAGTTTTTATTTACGAATTTATTAAACCAAAACATGAAAGATTCTTCCTGTGGTGAGGAAAGTCCGGATATAGAAAGTTTATATTCTTCAAATCTTTTTTTAAATGGATCTATCATCTCAATATAAAGCTTTCATTAATAGCACCAAATTTATATCCTCTGGATTCAGCAAATCTAGTTGCTGCTTCAAATTTAGCTCTGTTGGTGATCCACGTTTTAAGTTTTTCGTTATAGGTTCTTATCTTCTTTTCAGTTAAGTTACCTACTGGTTCTTTTGGTCTCTTGTGTAAAGCATATTGATCCTCTGGTTTTATTTCAATTAACCAGTTTTCAACGACATCGGCTTTTTGTACCTGTATATAGTAATCTACGAAATATTTGTGTTCTTTTTTATCTATTGGTGACCAATAAGGTATTCCTGTAGGTTCTGAACTCCATTTAGTTATATTAGGATTAATATCACAATACTGACAGAATTTTCTTTCCCAAGAGCTTCTGTATATTATATTGTGTATGTCACCGATATATTTCTCGGGGTTAACTGGCATATATTTACCAGACTTCCAGTTACCGTTAGGCTTTAACTTTTTTATATCCACAACTATACATTATAATTGGAATTCTCTTCTTTTACTATTCTGGAGAAAGGTATAGTTTTAGGTGACTTAGGTGGGTGTATTTTTTTCCACCCCTTTTTCATCCCATTGTGTGCTATTTGAGATATGAATGCAAACGGATTGTCGGATTTTTCTGGATCATATCTGTTCCAATACTTTACAAGATCTTCTAATCCGGAAGATATGCAATCTTCTCTATCTTCGTTATCTCTATAGGAGTGTGTTTTGGACATACCGTTTACTATTAGAGTAAACATTTTTACGGTCTCGTCTGTAAGTTGTCCTTTTTCTTTGCTTTCGAGAAGAGCTCTTTTTAACTCTTTGTTTTTTACATATATCATTCTTGGTCTGGAATATTATTTTGTAGTTTCTCTATCTGTTTTTCTAAATCTACCCTTAATTCTTCCAAATTTTTCCTCGAATTCTTAATTATGTCTATACCTATTCTACCGTTTTCCACGCTAGAAGTTTCTAATTCTTTTACTTTTTCTAAACAATTTTTTAAATCGTCTAAAACAAAATTGAGTCTATTGCCAATTCCCTCGTCTGGGTCTTTGGCGATAGACTCAATTAATGATGTAGTATTTACTTTTTTTTTGTCTTGGGAGCAGAAGATAGATTTGCTACTTTGTCGCTTTCTGCAAATCTTTTTCCGTTTTTCTTGCTGTTTCCGTGAGCATCAGCTAGATTAAAATCGTCTTCGTCCTCGATAAATTTTTTAGGCTTTTCTGTTTTTCCTTTAGGTGCTTTTTCTACGTGAGAATTTTTTTGACTCTCTTTCAGGGACAGATTCATATTTTTAAGATCTTGTATGAATTTGCCTGATCCTTTAATAGATGCACTAGGTGCTTTAGCTAAATCAAGATTATCTAAGCCGTCAATAAACTTTTTCCCAGATCCTCCTTTTCCTTTACTATGAAGATCAGCCATATTAGCAGATTTAGCATTAACTCCTCTTCCTGTTAAAGGTGCAGATTTACCGCTCTTAGGTGTTCCTGCCATAGTTCCTTTTTCGTTGTTTATAAACTTAGCAGATGATCCTGTTTTTTTATCAGGAGCTTGTGCCATGTGTTTTTTAGATAAACTTTCGATTCTAGGATCTCTATGTGAACCACCTCTATTTCCAGGAGCATTTGCAAAGTTCTGATTAGATTCGTTTGTGTATTCTATATCAAGATCCGGAGCTTTAATGTCGTATCTGTCAACTTCATCATCGATATCTTCTACGTCAGAGAAAAAGTATTCACCAGTTTTACCTTCTTTAAAAAGGATAGTGTAAGTTTTAGAATTTCCATCAACTCCTATTACTCTTCCCTTGTTTCCGTTTCTTTTGATTCTTACTTCAGTATCGATAGGATATCCTAGATCCTCATTTACTGAAGGAACTTCTTTAACTCTATTTTCGAATCTTGAAATCTCAACGTTTATCTCGTTCCATCTATCTTTAAGATTATCGATTTCATTTTCGATGCTCTCCTCTAAAGCAATAAGTTCTTGGGAATTAGCTAATAAAGGATTGCTTTCTTTAACAACGTCTAGTTTTCTTAATTCTCCTTCTAGAATTTCGATGTTTTTAACGATCTCGTTCTTGTCATTTTTCATAACACTTAGGAAAGCTTGTTCTCCTTCTAAGAATTCTGTTAATGACTCAGAAATATCGTATTTAATAAAATCTTTAATTATCGAAATAGCTTGGGTTGCATTTGCTTCATACATCTTATTTAATCTCATTGCTGGATTAACTGTTTGTACATAAATAGCATTATCAGTTTTAAAGATGTTAACCTCTACGTTTTCGTATACTTTAGATCTTATTTTCTTACCGAAATCGATATCTACTATTTCTTCAGCGTTCTTAGCAACAAAAACTGCTTTAGCTACTCTATTATTAGAACCTTCTAGAAGGTTATTAGTAGTAACACTAACAGCAACTGGTAAATCACTTTCGTTTATTCTTTTACCATCGATATAAACCTCCTTAGATTCATTAGTAAATACGATCTCTACCTTATTATTACCGATGTTTAATGATATTTTATTATTATCGATTTTTACGTCTCTATCACTAACTATAGCAGCTTGATCTTGTAGTTCTGCAGGGACTTCGTCCATGTTGCATTCTTGAATAATTCCGTTATCCTGATTTAACTTTAAGAATTTACCGGATGAATAGAACATAGTCTCGTTTTCGTTAACGTAAATAGGTGAATATACATTCTCTATTTTACATACGTTATTATCGAAACCTACATTGAATTTCCCACTGTTCTCGTTTTCGTACATCGAAAGGAAGCTAACTAAATTTCTTACCATTGGGTTAAATCCGAATCTTTTAAGACCGTGAATTAATGTATCTGATGATTTTGTTTCAGATACTAACCAATTTTTCATTTGTTCTGTAGCATCAGAAAAAAGCTCTTTTCCTGGAGCGTTCTTCATAGTCTCGTAAGCCTTAAGAACTTCTACCTCTCTTCTTCTGTTTTCTAAAGTTCTATTTAATGTCTCTAAAACGGGCACTACTGAATTTTCCCAAGAAAATGGTCTAAGGTCGTTTATAAAAGATTCAAGAACAAATGCTTCAGAAATACCTTTTCCTAGTAATAAATGCTCGTATTTATCTAATAGGATTCTACCAGCAGGAAGTTCTCCTACTGAGCTATTTTTTAATGCAGATACTGTATTAACAAGTCCAAAACTAAAAGAAACACCATTTTTTGCACCAGTAGATAAATCTGGCATTTGTGACTCTTTTAACATTTGAGCGGTAGAACCGTTTAGGAAAGAAGAAGCAACAGGTTTCTTTTCTGATCCTAGTCCAGCCCATTCTCTTAAGGAGTCTGCGGCATTCTTAGAAGTCTCCATATTTAATCTGTTGATCTCTGGATTAATATTTTTTTCCATTTGTTATTCGCTTTTTTAGTATATATCTTACTTTCTTAAAGTTTTTATACGTGTTAGATGTTACCTCCTAAAATAACATCGATGTTTACTCTAACTGAGTGAGGATTGTATAATAACATCCCTCCTTGAGAAAAGAAAGGAGATTCTATATCGCTACCATTAGGATCTAAATCCCATCCCCGATTATCCATATATGGTGATATATCTGATGGATTACCTGTTAAAATAGTTAGGTTTGCCATTGGCATATATGCACCGTTGTATAGTATATTTATAAATCGACTAGAAACGGGTAAAACGGAGGGATAGGTTGCTTTGATCATTATAAAACATAATTCACCTAATCCTTCAGAATTTAGTATAAGACTTGAATTACCATAGACACATCCGCTAAAGCTTGAGTAATTATTTAATACTATATTAGTGTCGCACAGACTTATTTCTCTTAGAACTGTAGTCCCGCTTATTACTTGAAGATTACATCTTTGGAATATTGCTCCTTCAAATTGTATAGTATTACATACTAGAGGTGGTGTAGCCATTAGTTAAAAACAAATATTTCTAGTTCAGCACTATATGTATCACTAGGATTGCTGAACAATATACCTCCAAATGATAAATTAGGTGATGCAATTACTGGATAAGGCTGTGGGCTAAATTCAGGAGTTGGCGGGTTATTTGAATAATAGTTAAGATCCCATCCCTGCCAAGGTATATCTGGCTCGGTTCTTCCTGTTAATATCATAAGAGTGTGTATTGGGTAAACATTTCCCTTATACTCCCAATTAAGATATCTTTCCTCCTCTGGGTAATCTTTTTCGTAAACAACTTTAACTACTATCATCTGAACCTCACCTTGTGCCTGTCCCACTTCTGGTGCAGTAAGAGTGTATGTTGCAGACGGGGATAACGTTATGTTTCTTTTAAGTGACCCACCGCATCCGCCTAGTTCGGAATTTCCAAGAGATTCAAGCTTAAAGTCACACAAAGAAACACTTGCTAGTATATTGGATCCCTCCTTGATATCTAGGTTACAGCTCTGAAAATATACCATACGATAAACGCCAGGATTACAATCCAAATGCTCTATGTACTTCTGATTGGTAGTGTAAACTGGTTTAATCATCTTAAATTAATTGGATTCTCATCTCCTGGGTTATTTCTAAAGCTTTTTCGAGATTCCATTGAATCAGGATTTCCTCTAAATCTTTCCCTTTGTGATTTATCAAATTTTGTTGGTGTATCTTTACTATATGTATCCTCTTTTTTATTGTTATTCGATTCTGGATTTGATTCTTTTTCTTCGATATTATTATTAGGTTCTTCCTGTACCAATTGATCGTATTCAGCTGGTATTTCCTCTTTGTTTAATGTTTCTGGATTTTCCTTAAACAAAATAGATACTTCCTGGTTAGGTGACACGGATGTTCCTTCTGTTTTGTTTAATGTTTCTTTTTTTTTATTAAACAAAGTTATTCTATTCCATAGTGATTTAATTTTACCAGGCTTTTTATTTTCTTTTTCTTCCATTTCTTCTTCTTTTTTTGGCTCATTTATTTCAAAAGCAAAATTTGCTGCTATTACTAATGCAATGGCTAAAGGGTCAAAAACTAGCATCAGCACGATTATGTACCAGTTAACCACGGAGTCTATATCTTTTCCTGTTAGCTCAGCAATATATTTTAAAGGGCCAACTTCCCTAGCTAGATCTGAATCTGAGGAAACATCTAGTTTTTGTTTCTCTATGGAAGATATTCTTGTGTTTTTTGAAGATATGGAATCATTTAATACAGAAACCTCCGAATCCATTCTTTTTATCTCCGAATCGACATCCTTTATCTGTTGTCTAACTGCATTAGTAGACTTTGATTTTTCTATCAATACATCTTGTGTTGATTGAAGATTTGTTCTTATAGAAGTTAGCTGTATTATCCTATCGTTCTTTTGTTTTACCTGAGATTCAAAATTCTTTATCTCTCCTTGTATTATGGATATATTTTTATCTAGAATCTCGATATTCTTATCCTGGTTTTGCACCTTGAACGATGTTTCTTGGTAAGCTGAGGATAAAAATCCATAAATCCCTGCAGATGTTATTACTATCAGTATTAAGGTTGCTATTGAAAGATAAAGCTTTAATCCCAAATTAAGCTTTTTCCAATATTGGTAGAGTAAAGAAGCTGTTACTAATTTAGCAAATTCTAGGCTTCCTGCTAATATCATTACTTGTAATGCTGCACCGGCAAACATTTTTCCTAGTCCAGATACAGAATAAAAAGCTGCAGATCCAGAAACTGTAAGTGCAGATAAAGCGATTATCCAGGGTAATAATTTCTTTTTCATATCTAGCTATATATCTCCACAAAAAAGACTGACACATTAGCGCCAGTCTTTTATTATATATTTATGGAAATATTATTCTAATTCAATTCCCTGTTCTGCTGCTGCAAGTTGTTTCTCTAGATCTTTCAAAACAATATTGTCCTGTTGAATAAGAGTAAGGGTTTCTTCGAATGTTTTCCAAAGTGAGATGAAATTACTAATTTCCGACTCCCCTTTTCCTGCCCATTTCATTAGGAAGTAGTGCGAAGCTTCAACTTCTAGATTTGTTAGATAAGCTACTCCGTCTTTAATGCCTTCTTTTTTTATTGAGTCGATTCTTTTTAAGATCTCCATTACTCCTAATGCCTCTTTAGATCTCCATTCAACATCTTCTCTCATGAATTGCTCAAATCTTCTTAATAGATCTTTATCCATAGAAACGGCGTATTCTTTGTCTTTAAGACTATTTTTGTAACCTTCTAGATCTTTTCTTATGCTCTCAACTTTTTCTTGATCTACGTTGCTGATAAATTTTTCAAGAACCGCTTCGTTTTGATCTTCGTTTAATTCTTTTGGTTTTTTGTTTGCCATTTTTATTTGTTTTTATTTAGTTTTCGTTTTCGTATAAGTCCAATAATGCTTCAAGCTTATCTTTAGCATTAGCATATTGTTCTACCCATCTGTCATGCTCAGCTAAAAGATCCGAATGTTCACCTATAGCAGCTAAGTTGGTGCTAGAAAAATAAAGGGAAAGATTTGCTTTCGCTTCTTCCATCTGAAATTCGTATTTTTTTATTAAAGCTTTTTTATAATTAATTCCTAGCGAACTCATTTTTTTTATTTTTTATACAGATAGAATCAATTAAGTTTCCTATATTCCGTAAATTTCTCTGAATTTTTTAGCAAGTTCTATAAACTGACCAAGATATTCTTTCAGTTCGTAATCGTGAACAATAAATGTTTGTATATCTGATGTTTGTTCATTTGCTATCCTAATTCTTCCTTGCTTAGGGACTTCACCGTATTTTTCAGCACACATAAACATATATGCTGAGATTTGTAATTTATAGCTTAATATGTCTTCCTCATCTTTTAGAGATGTTGAAGATTTAAAATCATCAACTATCAAGTTGTATGCCTTATCCCTATAAACAAAATCACAAGCTCCTGCCCAACCTCCCTTGAAAGTTGTATATAAGAAAGCTTCGTTGTCTACAACTTCCTCTATACTTTCCCAAAAATTAGTATGGTAAAAATTCCAGAATAGATCTCTTCCTTTGTTTACGTATTTAGCATACTTTCCGTCGTCTCTTCTAGATTCTTCTATAGCAAATATTTGTGCTTTTTTTAAGGATCTATCTACGTCTTTTTCCTTAGCCCACTCAAGAAGAAACAGTTCTAACATTCTGTGCATTACTGTTCCCCTTTCTGCTGCATCATAGAGTATTTTATTCCATCGATCCTCTCCAAATTGCTCCTTTAATTTTTCGTACTTCTCGTTCTTTACTAATTTTAATATAGTAGTGACTGAGGGTAAAATTAAAGGAGCTTCACCAGCTCCTTCTACCACATAAGCTCTTCCCCAAGGGAATGCTTGTCGATTTATTTGTATATCAGAAGATAACATCAATCATGTATTTAATACCACTAAAAATCCAGCTTATAAATCCGAATTTGTATTGAAGCCAAATTAGTAGAAGAATAAGTATTATCCTATAGATTAACCACCTAACTGATAGCCTTTGGAAATAAGGCCTGTATATAATAAGATAAGAGATGGAATTTGGTATCGGACTTATCTCCGGCATTATTACCTCTTGTAGATTAAGACTGGTTAGATATTCATTTATCGGTCTAGATTCCTCCAGAACATACGCTGGTCTGATTTCCTCAGGTGAATCTGGTGAATAGATAACTTCTGGTGGGAGATTAACAACGGTGTATATTCTCCCAATCCAATCTACGCGGAGCTTATTTTTCTCCCAATCTATGCTAGAAATATTTTTCTTTATTGTTTTCCTTATAAAGAAATAGTTCCTAATATCGTTTATAACTCTTTTAAAAGGATAATTCATATCAATTATATTTTACCTATTGAAAAAAGTTACATCAATCGTTAAAAGTTAAATTAACACCAGGAAACATCTCTCTAACTTTTAGTCTAGCTCTTCTAATTCTGGTAGCAATAGCTCTTTTCTTCATACCATACTTATCAGCTATTTCCTGATATCTCATTCCTAGTATTTCACGATCGAAAAGGATGTCTTTGTAGATCTCAGGAAGATCCTTCATTTTTTCTACAACGTTATCGTATAGGTCCTCCATCTCGTCATTATCAACATTAACGTAGTCAAACTCTGCTTCTAGAGTAACTGGAGACGATGTTATAGTTGGATAAGAGCTATCATCATTTTCGTCGTTATTCCTTACCACTTCATGTATCATTGGTAAATACCGGTCCTCGTTTTTCTTTATACCAAGGGATTCATTTCTTGCTATGTTATAAACCCAAGTAGAGAAATTCCCTCTTGTTGGATCATACTGTGATATCTTAGTCCATATCTTAGCCATAGTATTGGAAACAGCATCCTCTGCAGCTTCTTGCTCTATTAGTATGGACTTACAGTGATTTAATAGTCCGGGTTTAATTCTTTTATATAATTCAACGAAGTCTTTCTCCGATGATGTCCTCATAAAACTCTCTGCCAATTCTTGTATGTTTTTTACTGCCATTTTAATATCTTTTTTAAATTTCCAATTTTCTTATTTCTATTCCTGCCTCTTCGAAAAGTTTAAAAGAATCGGTATTTCTGTAAGTTTCAGAATAAACAATTCTCTTTATTCCCGCTTGTATGATTAATTTAGCACAATCAAAACAAGGGGATAGTGTCACGTAAAGTGTAGATCCTTCGGCACTATTAGTGCTCTTAGCTATTTTTGTTATGGCATTAGCTTCTGCGTGTAATACTATAGGAAAAGTATTATTGTCGCAGTCCTCACATTCATTGGAAAATCCAGAGGGGGTTCCGTTATAACCGTCAGATATTATTTGGCGATCTTTTACTATTAAACAACCTACCTTATTTCTATTGCAGTGTGAATTCTCCGACCAAACTTTGGCCATTCTCAAATATAGGGAATCTATCTTATCCTGCTTTTTCTTCGGTAGGTTCTGATTGCTCATCAGATTCAGCGCTTTTTAGTGGTGTGACTTCGATTTTAAAGCGCTCTACAATATGGAATGTATCCATAAGTCTAAACACTCCTAGGAGATTTAGTATTTTGTTTACTTCTTCTTCGTTAAATTCCGATTTTTCCTGATTTTCTAAAAGATCCAAACATTCTTTGTAGCCTCCATACATACTAATGAACTTGACTAAAGTCTCTCTCAGTTCCTTGGTAATTTCATAGTTTTTACTCATAATTTATTATTTAGGTTTATTTATTACAAATATATAAAATTGGTTTTAAAAAGTAAATCCCCCTAGTTGAATTTTTTTCCGTTTGGAATAACCATAAGAGGATTTTGTAAAGTGCTGTTTAATTGAGTAAGCAGATTTACCATAGATTTTATGTCGTCTGCCATTTCCTTATCAGCCTTTTGTTTTTCCTCCGTTGCTGCTTTATCCTCTGATGTTTTATTTGTTTCTAAACTAGATGCGGATGATGTACCCCCTTCTCCTCCCTCAGTTTTTGTCTCTGTTGTTTTTGTCTCTGTTGTTGTAGTTGTTGTTCCCTTATTTCCCTCTGTATTATTTTTATCCATATCAGTGCTCTCTTTTTCTGGAGATATTACACTAGATAAGTTTTGTTGTTCTGTTTCTTTTATAGGAGTATTTACTGAGGAAGTTTCATTTTCTGTTTGATTATTTGATGAAATTTTCTCCTCCAGCTTGGTCTCTGTGGTCGATGTAGTCGGTGTGGTTGTCGTGTTTTGAGCCGTTTCGGTTTTTTTCTCCTCTACCTTTTTTTCTAGAGTAGTTTCCTCTTTCTTTTTTTTCGGTGTAGTTTCGGTACCCCCTGTTGGTCCTGTTGCACCAGTACCAGATTCTGCGAACTTTATACCAAATAGAGATGATAATAGGTCCTCTTGTCTTTTTGTAACGTCTGATGATGTTACCGGTTTAGATCCAGTTGTACCAGTTGTTGATGTTTTTGCTCCTTCAACTTTTGATGGCTCTTGTGACCCGGTAGGACCGGTAGGACCGGTAGTTGATGTTACAGTTGTTAATGTTTCTGTTGTAGTAGTAGTGGATGCTGTTGTAGATGCTCCTGTTACCCCCGTTTGAGTCTCTTGTGTTCCCTCTAATGGCTTAGCACCTTCTCCGGTAGGACCGGTAGGAGCTGGTGTGCTTTTCTCATCTAATTTTTGCTCTTCTACTTTAGCTTCTCCTTCTTTCTTTGCCTCTTCTCCAGCTTCTTTTATTATATCCTCAGCTTTTTTTCCTTCTTTTTTTTCTATTAGCTTTTTTATGTTATCATCATATGCTTTTGCCATTTTAGTAACACTCTCATTGGTAAATCCTTCAGCTTCTAGAACTTTTCCTAAAGCAGAAATTATAGCCATATTTTCAGGAGTATATAAAATAGGAGCATATTGACTAGCCATAAATGAATCCTTAACACTAAAATAGTGTAGCACCTTAGCAAAATTATCAAGAAGTGGCTCAAATTTAATTTTTTCGTCCTTTATCTTACTATCAAAATCACTTTTTACATCCTCGTATAGATCTAATTGCTTTACATCTTTTAAGCCTAAATTTTCTACTATATCAGTAACTCTACCATCTTTAAGAACCTTGGCATTACTTATTTTATTTTCGGCAGCTTGCTTAGACATTTCAAAAATCTCCTTGCCGTCTATAGTTTCTCCTTTTTCTAATTTCCTTCGTATTTTGTTTTTATTTAATCCTCCATCTGAATAAGCTTCTGAATAATAGATAAGGCTTGGATCATAAGCAGGATCTAATCCTTTTACGTTTTTTTGAAATGAATCGTCGTAAAATTTATTAGCTTCTTTTATAACTTGATCCGCTGATTTTTTTTTCTTTACTAGATCCTCGTCTATTTCTTTTCCAGTAGAACGCGCAGTTATTCCATCTGATACTATCCTTGCCTTATCTTGCTCCTCGTACTTTGCTCTATCGAAAGCTCCTTCGGATGATTTGAAAACCGGAAATTCCGATCCTGCTGCTCCTTGTGTTCCTGTTTCTCCTGCCAAAATATTTTTTATTTATATACCTAAAAACCCAAAAATGTTATCTTTTTGGGTTTTTAAACGAGAATGCTTCTACTAAGTTTCCTTGTTCTATTCTCTTATTTTCTTTTTCTATTTTTTCGTTTAACTTGTCTATAAATATCTGATACTCATAAAAGGGCATTGATTCTAAAAGATCTATAGATAATTTGAACTCCTCCCATAGCCTGAACTTTATATTAAAGTAATTGGCTAAAGATATCTGAAATAACGAAAAGAGATCTGTACCCTCCGGGAAATGATATATCAGCTGTGACCTCCCCCTCACAGCTTTCACATTTACTATAGATCCTAGATTTTGTTGCGAAGTTGATCTTCTCCGTTATTTGATCTGCTATTGAAAATTGTATTGGAGTCCAATCAAGTGATGCTCTCTCGTATTGGTCATATAAAGACTCGTCCAATCCTCTCCAATCTGGAATTATAAATGTAGCAACCTTAGCAAAACTCTCGTCGAATTTTTTTCCTCTCCTTCTTTTTTCTGCTATGATTTTTCTACAGATAGTCGTTACTCCAACTGTAGGAATATAAAGGTTCAGTTCTGGTGTTCCGTCTTTCGGTATAAATTTAAAAGAGTAAGATTCCGTACTATATCTTTTAAGTATTTCTTGGTCAACAACAAAGCTATCTAATAAATTAGATCTTAGCTCTATCATATCTGGAACATCGCAGTCTTCTCTCTTACAATTTTTTGTTACTGGTAATAATATTTTATTCTCGCCTCTGATAAAAGTGACGTCTCGGATTGACATTATTATGTAAAATCTATCCTCGTACCAAAGATCAAAAGACTCTAGAAATCCGCCGTTCCATCTTATCTTCATACACTTAGCAAGTATAGAATTTAATTTGTCGTCAAGATCTATCCTATCATTTTCATCAACTGTTGAGAATTGTCTTATTTCTCTAACCTCTGCAGCTTTTATGGCAATTTCGAATCCTGGCGGATATCCAAATCCTTTGGAAGGAAGATTTTCTGCGGGTATATTCTTCCATTCTGATTCCATGCCTAGAGGTGTTCTAGAAACATTAGCCTTACCTAAGTTATTAGACTGTGGTTGAGTCTGGTTAGGAGTAGCTGGATTTTTTGGCATTGTTTCATTCTGAATCCAATTTGGTATTTCGTATCCAGCAACATCAGGATCTTGATCATACTCAAATCTAGAAGCAGCTTCTCTTTGGCTAAGCTGACCTAGTAATTCGTCATTTATATTATCTGTCATAGGTTTTCTTATATCTCATTTTACTAATCTTTTGATTTTAGTTTCTTATTTGATGACAAAAAGAAATAAAGCCCAAAGAAAACACCCGAAAGGAAGTAAAAAATTGCTACTGTATGCCAGTAGGAATTCGTCCATCTCATTATTGCTGCAAAAAGGATATCGAATCCGAAGGGATTGAAGAAAGTTGCTAAGACTAAACACACTGAAGCCATTCTTATTCTTCTTTTCTGGTTCACGATCGTCGTCCATGTTATTTTAATTTAACATTTTAAGTTTTAACCAAAAACAAAAAATGGAGACTTTGTTGAGCCTCCATTTATATATTGGTAAAGATAAAATTAATTAAAAACGTCTTCGAAATAATCCGCTCTAAAAGATAGTGGGATCTTATAAGGTGTTGTACCGTTAGTATAATCCAAATCCAGTGATTTAATCTGATCTACGGGGAAGCAGTTTACTAATTTAATTCTTCTGAAAACGTCTCCTTGTTTATTGAATATAGAAATTAGTATATAAGTTCCTCCTGCGTAAGTTGATTTAATACCAGTTGCTCCTGTTAGAGGGTTGTATATTAAATCTGACCACTGTCTTAATGCCTTAAATACATAGTTGCTATTGTTGTCGTTAAGGTTTGTTTCAAATTCAATCCTAACCTTAACACCAGTATCATCAACTGCACCTGCAGCGTATCTTCTTCTAGCGAATTTATATCTTTGCTCCGCTATACCTGGGTTTTTATCAACTGCTAATCCAGAAACTGAAAGCACGTTTTCTACTAAAAGAGTTCTTCCTCCGTTCCCTTGTTCTAAAGCAACACCAACTGGAGGCTGTATTATAACCTCAAACTGGTTAAGATATACCGGTTCGTATAATTGTACTGCTGCTTTTGATGCTGTAAAATGTGGTAATCCTGCCATTTTTTATTTTTTTATATAAATACGTCGTCGAAATAGTCAACTGCCCAAGTTAAATTCAATTTGTAGATTGAAGTTTGTGTGTAGTTTAATGCCATTTCTGGTATTGGAGTCATTGGGAAACAATCTCTTAGGTTTATTTTTCTAAAGATATCTCCTTGTTTGTTGAAAACGTTAACGAGTATATTACCTGTATAGTCTTTCTTAAGTCCCATTGCCCCAGTAAGAGGATTGTAAATTAAATCAGACCATTGACGTAATGTTTTAAAAACATACATCGAATTATTCTCGTTAAGGTTAATTTCAAATTCTATGTCAACATCTAAACCAGTTCTTTGAGGAGCAGCACCAGAGTAGTATCTTTTAGCAAATTTGTATTGCTGTGTGATCTCTCCAGCATTTTGATCTACTTGAAGACCTGATACTCTAGTAACTTGTTCCAATAATATATTAGCTGCGCCAGGGTTTCCAGCTTGTACTGGAATAGCCGTTGGCGGAGTAATGGTAACCTCAAACTGGTTGAGGAAAATCGGTTCGAATTTGTTAACCGAAGCCTTAGAACTCGTATAATGTGGTAATCCTGCCATGTTTTTATTTTATATATTTACATTAGAGAATTATACTCAAAATCATTAGCTGAATTGTATAAATCCTCCAGAAGATATACCTCCTGTTCTAGTAACTGTCATTCTATTGATGAACTTGTGAATACCTCTTGCAGGCTCGATAATAACGTCGATTATACCGATGTTTTGATCGATGATTGCAGGTGTATTGTTTGAAGAGTCCATAATAGTAAGGTAGTTGTAAACTCCTCCAACAGATCTTACTCCAGATAAGTAGTTGTCTACCAAAGTCTTGATCTCAAGTCTAACGTTATCTTCGTTGAAATCGAAAACGTAGTTAGAAAGGATATCCTCTATTGCAGTTTCAACAGTAATTAGAAGGTCTCTAACGTGTAAGTTGTTGAATGCTGAGTTTGTTCTTTGGTAGCTAGTTTGGTTACCGTAGATAACAATACCAACCCCTCTTTTTCTGATGATTGGGTTAATACCAAATGGCTCTAAGTATTCTCTGTCTTGTAGATCGAAATCATACTCTAGTCCTACTAAGTTACCAGCTGATATAATACCTCTCTTAAGACCTGCCACTATTGAATAAGGTTCTCCTGTAATAAACTTACGGATAAAGTTATTCGAAACGTATGGTGCTGGAGGAACGTTCAAGTTCTTGTTGTTCTCTCTAATAGTTAAGAAAGGCGCAAAGAAACCAGAGAATTTAGCTCCAAGATCCTCATCAGGTAATGAGAAAGTAAATGAAGGATTTAAACTTAGGTTACCTCCGTCTGCAATGTATCTAGCTTGTAAAAGTGGTGCTGGATCAGTTGCAGTAGGAGCCGAAGTAAATCTAGGATCTACTGACTCTGAGAATTTCTTCATTGAAGGGAGGTTACATATTGCTAAACATTTTTGTCTGTTTTTAGCAAGTCTAGTAAGCTGATATTTACAGTTAGGCTGTATACCTCCATCGAATGTATCGATAATGTATCTGAAAGTAATTACGTCTGTGTCCGCTAATGTTCTAGCAAGGTTTGTGTTAGTAAGTACGTTTAAGATAGCATTCATTCTTGTGTCAGTTCCATTAGGCATAGAAGCTGCCTTAATGTCTGCACCAGGTAAATAAGTGAAATTAAACGTAGTAACAAACTCTTGGATATTTTTAAATTTCCAAACTCTAGTAGTTACTCCAGGGTATAGTTGAATCGGTCTTTCAGTTTTAACCTGTACCGTGTAAACCCCAGGAGATGTCGCAGAAGCTACAGTTTTAACTTCCAGTACTCTAGTTAATCTTGACTGAAGATTTTCAGTTAATGGATTATCATAGATCTGTGTGTCTGTAGATACTAGTAGATCTCCAACCTTTATTGCTGAAGAATTAGCAACCGCAGTTGTTATTTCTATAATGTTAGGCTGTAACTGAGTTATAATATCAACATAATCGCTTATATTACCTTTAGTAGATACTATATTGAAGCTTTCTCCTGTTGTTAGATTAGTTCCAACCGGAAGTGAGCTTACGTAAGTTGTATCCCACGTTGCTATAGCTTCAGGAGTTGTGAATGTGTCATCTCCATAAGCTCTACAAACTAGGATGTTGTATCCATCTCGGTCTACATTAACCTCAAATTTTAGATACTGTAATAAAGATCCTGAATCGTCTTTCCAATCCGTATCGCCATCACCGATATTACCGGTAACCCAGTCTCTATACATAGAAGAGTTTTCGTATGCTAAGTAAGAATCTGTTCCTACTGGGATATCAGGAGAGAAGTAAACGTCATCGTTATCAAAATAATCCGGAGTACCAATTTGATAAGCTGCTGCGCTACTCTTATTTGTTAAATCGTATGGTTCAACATATGTTGTAGCTGCTGTAGAACCAACAAGAGGATGTTTTAATCTTAGTCTGACCTGTTGTCTAACACCAGTTGGTAAAGTTGAATTAGTAATAAATTTAGCTTCAACGATTCTTAATTTAACTAAATCACCCTCGTAGAATCCTAGATAACCAGGAGTTGGTAAGTTGGAAGTTACTTTTCCTAATACCCATCTATCCGCAGGTGCATCATTAGAAACAGATACGAATTCATCCAACGTAGTTATTTGATCGTCGTGAAGAGTTGATGATGTAAATAAAGTATCGATATAAATAGCTCCTCCGTCTCTAGCTGTAGAATTGTAAGAATCCCATAAACTTGTAGGGATACCAGCATCTCCAGTTGCATTATACAACGTATCTAAAAGAAGAGTACCAGTTTCTGGAAGTATATCCATTCCTGGGTTAGATGGAGAAAGGTCGTCTTGTATTTCAGTACCACCTGTTGCTCCGTCTACGTTTCTGTAGTATGTGTAGTCAGCAAATAAATTTTGACTATAAGATAAGAAATTAAGATTTTTTGGTACAGCTGTTATATCTGCATCTGGTCCTATTTCATCTACTAAGTGATGTCCAACTAAGTCAAATACTGATGAGTTATCTACTAAATCATCTAAAGCTTCTTCATTAACTGCACAGAAGATACCTGTAGTAGGTGTCTGGTTGTTAATTAAAGTTTGAATGTATCTTAGAGTACCATTTTGATCAACGAAGTTAGGGATTACAGTACCAGTAGTTGTAAGTACTAAATTAATACCATCCAATGCTAAGAAATTATCTATTTGTGATTTGATAAATCCTTTGGAAGTAAAGTATGCACTATAGATAGGATCGTTTGCTAGTGCTTGGTAGTCTGTCCAATTTCCGCTTATAACTATAACGTCTATAAACCAATCAGAAAGATAATCATACTGGTTCATATAAGAAGGAACGTTATCAGCTCCGAAATATTCTCTTGCTGTGATGTCGAATCCTTTTAATGGGAATCTTGAGTCAAGAGATTTTCTAACTATAATACTGACCGGATTTTGTCCTAGGTTAACTATACTAAATAATTTTCTAGAGTCAGGTTGTGACCCAGATGTGTCCTCTGTAGCTAGTAAATATGTAGTATCTGGGAACCAGAACTTCTCTTTGTTGTAGTAAGAGGATAATAATTTATCTTGTTTAGTAAGAGGATCAGAGTAAGCTCCTGTTGCATTTGCACCATTTTGCTCTTCAGTATCCATAGAGAATGCTCTATATCTAGCAACGTCTGCACCTGCCGCATAGTCAGGATCACCGTTCTCGTCTACTGAATTATTTAAAAGTCTTAAATTAAGTGCAAATATAGGTCCGCTTTGTAAACAAACTAGTGAAGATCTGTGGAAGAAAGATCCTTTTTTCTCCATAGATTTGTCTATATCTCCAAATACTGATTGGAAAGTCGTTATATCCGGACAATAAACTGGCGTATTGAAAGGTCCGATAGTGGAATAACCAACAACTAATCTAATCGTTGATGGGTTTATAATGATATTCTCACTAGCATCAAATTCTAGAGTATAAACACCAGATGCTTTAAATTGGGATAAATCAAGTTTGACTTGTTTTGCCATTTTTAATTTTTATTTATATTTAAGAAGTTAACCTCTTACTTCTTTTTCTATCTATATATCATTCTTCCTTCAAGAATCAAGGAGTCCGTTTAAGAAAGTATAGTTTGATAGATCACTAGTTTTATTTTGTGCAGCTTCTGCATTTTCTAAAAGCCTTTCTTCTATCAGTTTTCTGAACTTTTCTGGTATTATATCATAGAGATCCATTACTGTCTCTTGGAAATCTCCATTGTCAAAAACACAATTTAAATTAACTAAAGTCATTGCTTCGTCGTCTTTACCTATTTGACTAGAGAAACTTCCATTCGGATTTATACCGAAGTTAGCTAATTCATGAATACCGTTTTTATTTGATGGTATAATTTTGTACCCTCTCGCATTTATTTTTAGATCGTAGCAAAATTTTTCCTTGTTTTTAACCGTGAGTTTAACCCCTGGTTTTAATTTAGTTGTTGCCTCTGAATGTTTAGTATAAACAAACATCTCATCAAAGAAATCGTCACAATCCAAAAGCTTGTCCATAAGCATTTCTCCTTTATGATCAAGCTCTAACACTATCCTAGTATTATCTACTCCAAGAACACCAGTTATTAGTATCTCTAAGAAAGCTTTAAATTCATCTATTTCGATAACATTAGATCTAAATATACCAATTTGTAATAAACAGAAGAAATCGCTTTCGTCTTCAAAAAATCTTTTATTTTTTATAACATTAGATGGCATAGGAGCAACCTTAAAAATGTTTGCAACTGAATAGTCTCCACCTCCACCACTCGCAGTATCTATAGAGATATAGAACTTCTGACCATCTTTTTCGAATATGGATGCCGGATCAAACTTAGGATGCCATAAAAGTCCTGAATAATCTATTGGACTATTCTCAAATGGCCATAATTCGTGAAAAACGAATTGTTGTTCCGTACTTTTTAATCTCTTTAATGTGTTTGAATCTAGTAGTAATCGGGAAGAAGATAGGAACTGACATCCGTATTCTTGATTAAAGTCTTCCTCCGATCCTAGTGCTGCTATTTCTTTTCTCTTCCATTCCTCGTCTCTTCCTGGTACCTGCCACCATTCAACTCTAATTGGGTTAAATTCGTTTTCTCCCTCGATCGCACCCTTGTATATTTCCCAAAATTTGTTCATTCCGTTAGGAGTGGATGTGATAATAACACGGGCTATTTGTGATGATGATATGGTAGGATATACTGATTTAAAGAATTGATTTATAAAGTTAGGGTTAATATGAGCAAACTCATCCATGTATAACATGTGAATCGTATAACCGATAGAAGATGTTTTAGTTGTTGTTTTTGCCATTATCCTACAACCATTGTCGTATTTCATGGTCATAACGTTATAAACAACCAATCCTGGCTTTAAAAAGAAAGGTAATCCTTTCATAATAACCTTTATCTTATCCATCAACTCCGCAGCTGTATCCCCGATATTCGCCATAATCATGGCATTTTTTTCAAAATTAAAAAGAAGATACCAGAGAAGAAATATTGATGAGGTAATGGTTTTACCGGATTGCCTAGGTGATACGAACACATTTTTTCGATGGTGTTGGTACTGGTTCAGAATTTGTATTTGATAGTCACGAAGTAATATCTGTCTAATGCCCTCATCGGTCATAACATGACAATAAGTATTGGCGAAATAAACAACGTCCTCTGCACATTTCTTTATTTCCTCTAATTCCCATTCCGTGTATTCGAAAAGTATATTTCCCTTTCTAAGTTCTGGGTCGTTTTCATGGAATGGATTATCTACATCCTTGTAATCTATTCCATTTTCTTCCGCATCGTATATTAACTTGTCGACCTTAGCCGTAGACCAGAAATTACTGGATCTTTCTTCTTTGACACTCATAATTATTCAAATATGTCGTCCTCTATTTCAAAATCTATATCATCTTCTCCGCCAAGAAGATCTGATGTTCCCCCGAATTTTGTTCTCGGGTTTATTAGATTATCGTCTGGTGGATCGTTTTTTACTATTTCAGCATCCTTAACTAAACTTCCTCCTTTCATAGCATTCTGTAGGTTCTCCATTAAGCTCCTTGTTCCTCTTGCTTTTAATAGATCCTCGTTTTCTTTTGACTGTATTATATTTCCATTTTCATCAAACTGTATATCAGATCCATTCTTTATTTCTTCGGATTCACTCTTGAGCTGCTTATAATTTTTCTCCATCTGAGTCATATAAGAGGAGAAATTTTTAGGCATTTGCATTACCTGATTCTGTAATTGAGCTAAAACTTCAAAAAGTCTAGGTTCTACCCTTCCTGAATCTATTTCCTCAATAAGCTTAGCTATGGCGTGCTGTGCTGTTCTTATTTGAAATGCCATAGTAGAGATACTCATGGCATCTATTTTTTGTTTATGTTTAATGTATGAATCCTCTGAAATATTTTCAACATCGTTATAAAACCTTGATAATGAATCAAGTATAGCTCTAGCTTCCATTTCCACTTCGCTTTTAACAACGTCAACTTTAAGTTCTCTGTGTGGCTTTATAGGCGGTATATCTGGGGTGTTTAACCCAGACAACATTTCATCTGCTAAAATTATACTATCAAGTTTATCCTTGAGATTAAGTTCTTGCTCCTTGGATAAATTAGGGGTTTTTGGTTTTCTTCTTGGCATAAATTATCTGTTTCTGGCAACTTTAGGAAGTTTCAATACTGGCTTAGCATTATCTATAATAATACCCAGCTGAGCATCTCCTACTATGTTTTGATTTAACATAGTTGATTGCTTTTCTTCCTCTACCATTTGTTTAAAAAATCTATAGTTAGTAGCCCATAGTGGACAAGATCTTGTTTTATATGAATAATTATTTGTTCCGTAGAAAGGACTATCGTAATCCTCTTCTATTACTGGGGGTATATCAAATGTATAAGCCTGTGTCGTTACCCCGTCTAATGAGTGAACTAAGCTTAGATCTGATGTTTGTGTTGTTGGATTATCAGGATCGTATGTTAGTCTCCAGATCTTCATTGAATATTGTCTGAATATGTTAGAAAAATTAAATACAAATCCATACCAATCGTCAGAAGTAGGAATAAATTCGCCCAAGGTGCTAGTTATCCCTGCTCCAAATGGCGATGATACTTCTAAGTTATTTATCCTGAATCTGAAACTTCCTGTTTGTAAATAGTTGTTATCTGTAGGACTAGTAACCTGATTAGATCCGCTCCATATAAAATCTATCAACAAACCAGATCCGTTGTAATATCCATCAAATAGTATTCTTGCCTGTGCTTTTTGCATTTTCCATCCGGCAGTACTTGCTGGAGCTGGTGCTCCCTCGTCTTTTATCTTAAATCTGTAAGCATCAACAACTTCCAATAGTTCAAATCCTCCAGATCTAGATCCATCTGCTAGGATAGAAACAAATCCATTCGGATTCTCTCCCATAGATAGTTTATGAACTATGGGATAAGTGCTGTATGTTATTTCACCCGTTCCTATGTTGTCTATAGTTATAGGTACTTTTGGAGCGGGTTTAGGGACAAGTTTGCTTCTGTCGAGATAGTTTCTAACTCTAAACCAGCACATAAAAGATCTCTCCTCGTTAGCTGTTAAGACCGGGTCTGCTTTCCATCTCACCGCATCTCTTTCAATTACTAGAAGTGCAGGAGAGACCGGATCTACCTGTCCTTGAGCATCTGTAAATATCTTATCCAGATCATAATAATTGTTAAATACTATGGTCCAGTTATTGTTTAAATCGTATTCTATTATAGGTAGATCCTTATTTATATAGGATCTTATCGGATCCTCTAATCTTCTCTGTGAAGTTACCGCATATTGCTGTGGTTTAGTTAATTCGATTTCCTCATTTTTTACCTCTTCTCCGAACAGATCCTTAGTGTTAACTGTGTAATCTAGGAGAGCTGTTTCAGCTTCTGGGTTAAGAAAAGTTGTGTTTTTCTTAACCTCATATTTAGTTAATTGGATTTTAAAATAAACAGGATAGTTATTTATATCCCTGAAGACGTACATAGAATCTATCTGATAAATTCTATTAGTTATTGGGAAGTATATAATATCTCTTTTTCTTGGTTGTGAGCCCTTACCAAAAATTCCTTCGAAGTATTTTCTATCAATGTGTATTTCAAAAGGCTGGTTAAAATTTAATCCCCATGAATCGAAAGTTAAAGAAGCATCTGGAAACTGGTTGTTTGGAACCATAACCTTAACACATTTCTCATCTACTACATCAAATAAATTGTATTCCTTTAAAACAACGTCTTTTCCTCTTCCTTGTGGCTGAACAGAATAATAAACCACCTCGTGACCGAATACGTTGTTTACTATTTTGCTTAAATCTTGGTACATATTTATAGACCTGTTGATGTCATAAGGTCTGAACGTAAAGTTACAATCAGAAAATACTATAGGATAGTTAGTGAGCTCCTTACTACAAAGAGGAGCGGGAGGATTAGTCATTAAGCTCCTTGGGTCTACAGTAAGATATTTTAAATCCAATTCAAAGTCGAGTAAAACTATAGGTGGACTTAACGGAGTTCCTGGCGGATAATATGGACTTGAGTTTTCATCAGAAACTGCAGTCAATCTTATCTCTACCCAGAAAGGATTTTCCGGTGATACCTGAATTGCGGATATAGAAGCTTGAGTAAGTTCAGTCCATAAGGACCAGTTTGAGCCATTGATACTCCACCTATATTCAAGATATAAATATATATGAGGAGGATCTTCTCCGCTTGTGTCTATAATCCACCCATCAAATGATTCTACATTTTTAAAGGGCTCTGACCAGGATACGATTCTATAGTTTCCTATAGCCGAAAAATCTATTGGGCTTTCTGCCATTTTGGCTAATGTTTTTAATATATATCAGAAAAAACACTATGAAAAAATTTAGAGCTCAAATGGAGAAGTTTAGTTTCGGCCAACTTACTTCAAATTCAGACGGTAAAACCTCAGGAAGTGGTACTGCTGGATTGTATATTGTTTTTATAGGGGGGATATGTTTTTTTCTTGGGTGTATTGATAAAATGTTTCTAGACGAGAGTATAGATATACTTACTCAGTCTATCATATTCGTTTCTATAGGAGCTACGCTATTAGGATACAGAAAATCTAAAGATTCTGGTATAGAAAATTTAGATGACGAGAAAAAAAATGAAGATAAGGATATTCCTTTAAATTCTTAAGGGTTAGAAGGTGCTTCACCAGTAGCTCCAGTAGCTCCTGTAATATCTTTCTTGATGTCATAGATACCAAGACCGCTTATTATACTGCTATTATCTTCTGGTGCTGTTCCTAGCTCAACGTTTAATTTTATACCACCCTGCATAAGATTTCCTCTAAATCTCTCAGTAGTTAAGTCAGGATCAGGAAGATATGTCTCTAATTCCATAGTAAAGCTAAGAGTTATTGCTTCACCCCTCTGTGATCCATAGGACATTTGGAAATTATTTGGCTGTTTATCTGGCGGAGCGTCACCCAAGCTAACCTGAACTGGTACTCTAAATCCTTTATAATAAAAGTAATAAACAAATCTCTTATATAGAATCTCAAGGACACTCTGCTGTATTTTAAAAGCATCTAATGTTGTATCCGCTTTTATTTTAGCATTTACTGAAATTCCTAGAGGGATTGGATAGAGGTAAGCTGAATATGTTACCATCTCACTACCACTTGCTTTTTCAATTTCTTTTGTATAAGATCCTCTAACGAATTTAGTTGTAGCAGATCCTGTGTCTATTCTAGTTGCACCCAATTCTAGTATTCCTCTCGGTACTACATCATAATTGCCTTCAGCAAAAGCTGGGTTACCGTCACAGTCTTCGTATGACAAATAAAAATCTTGGAGGAATGGCTCATCGCCTACCATAGAATAGAAAAATGGTATATAGATCTTAGTGGTCTCTTGATTGCTGTCTACTTGCTCGTATGTAACAGTTTCGTTTAACTTACTTAAAAGTCCTATTATAATCCCTCTAAAAAAGACATCATCTGTATTATATTTCTCTAGAAAATTCATATTTATTGATTATCTATTATAACTGCGGTATTGTCTCTTATTATAGGTTTGCTTCCGTATTGATAAGGATCCTTTTCTAGATCAATTACCCTTATTTGTGATTGTAGATATATTGGTATATCTCTCATTTTAAATTTTAATGGCTGTCTATTAATCCCCGAATATTCAGGATGGGTAAAAAGGCCATTTGCATATTCTATATCTTCAATCTCTCTGCATTCTATTATAGTAGAATCTCCTAGAGATGAAAAATAGCTTCTTAATTGTGCTATGCCATCACTCTTGGAAACCGGAACTTTGTATCTGTAAACAAAATATTCTTTTTGCGGTATACCAACAGATAGTGGATCGCCTTTAACTACTAAAAAATAGATAAACGTGGGAGTAAGATTTCTTATAGATTCTGTTCCAGCTGGATATATTTCTGCCATGATCTATATATCCTACGATAGTTTATCAAAGCTAATATCTGAAAAGTTGTTCTTCTTCGATATCTCGATCTTGTAATCAAATATTTCAGTTGGCATAGGAGCATGGTTTATTACAAAGATATTCATACTTAGATCATCCGAGAGTTTTCTAAGAGTTGTTAATATGCTATGCACACCATCTGGATCTACCGAGCTAAATATCTCATCTAAGAAAAGAATGTTAACAGATGAGAATCTTATCTTCATTAACTTTATAACTGCAACTAAGACTGCAAAATCTACTTTTTTCATTTCTCCAGTAGAAAGAGTCTGTGGAGATATTTCCTCTCCTAGATGGAATATCTGAGCGTTAAATTCTTCATTGAAAACAACCTTATATGGTAAGTGTAAAGACAGGAGTGTATTAAGAATCTCGTTGTTTAATGAGGGAAGTATGGATTTAATTGCAAGTTGTTTAACTCCTTTCTCACTAAGAACTTCATCTAGAGTTTTTATCCAACCCTGTTTTTCTTCAAATATTGCTTTCTCTTGGTTAAATTCAGATAGATCATCGTTTGCTTGACTTAGAAGCTTCCTTATAGAATTAGCCTCATCATTGTTTTTAGCTGTTTTAAGGCTCTTTAATTTCTCTTTTAGAGTTTTTATACCATTTTCAATTTTACTGCCTTTAGAGAAAAGATCGTTCTTAGTTTCTGCTATTTTATTTTGGACTTTCTTAGCAGATTCATAATTTTTCTTTAGCTCCTTAAGATCTTCCCCGTATTTTTCTTTAAGCTTACATAGATCATCAAAAATTGATTTATGAAAATCTGTTGAAAGGTCTGAAGAGCACGTTGGACATTTATCATCATTATATAGATTTATTTTAGAATCTAATGTCTTTATCTTAGCTCCGAGATCACTGTATTTTTCATACGAATCTGTTACTGCTCGATTTATTTCGTTTTCTTTAGTTCTAAACTCTTTTATTTTATCAGTGTGTATCTCTAGTAATGCTTTGTAATTTTCTAATTGATCCTCGGTTTTTCCTATTTCAGTTCCTGAATTTTCGATTATTCTTTTTTGTAAATCCTCCAGCTCTTTTTGAGAAGCTGCTATAGATCTACCCGTGGCAAATATTTCACCAGACAATCTGTCAATCGATGACTTTATGCTCTTACTTTCCTCCTTCAGGATATCTCTCATCTCGTTTAAGATATAGAACCCAAAGATCTTATCAATTATAAGTTTCTTATCAGCGGTACTCATTCGCAAGAAACTTTTAAAATCGTTTATTGAGAGAGATATAGTATTGTTAAAAACATAATATGGGATTTTTAAGATATCATCGCTCAAATAATCCTGTACATTACTCTTTCCTGCTTGATCATACACCTCTCCATTTATAGATAGCTGAAAAACTGCAGGCTCTAATCCTCTCTCGACCTCGTAAACCTTTCCGTCCTGTTCAAATTCTATCTTCATCCAAGCAGATTTATTAGATCTGTTGGGAATATCTTTTAGCTTTTTCCCTTCTAACTTACCATAAAGTCCAAATGTTATAACATCGGATATAGTTGACTTTCCTACACC